ACCTACCTGGGTGGCGAGGGAGAAAACATAGGGCAGCGCATCACCCCGTTGATAACCCTAGAGAACTGTGTGCGAGGTATCTCAGAAGACATGGGGACATGGTGAGACAAGACCCATATCGAATGAATCGCATCCCTATGGGGAAGCTAGTGCATACGCATGGGCTTGGGGGAGAGCTTCTCACCCTTGGGGAAACTATGTCTAAAACTTTATAGGGGATAACTATGACGAACAAAGAAATACTCAGACTGGCTAGAGACTGTCACGCTATATCTATGGCGAAAGACTTTAAAGGGCAGATGAAGCCCTTAGAGCCTTGGATGGTTTCATGGATTATTACTTTCCATAATGAAGCTACAAGCAGAGAGAGAAAGGCTTGTGCAAAGTTATGTGACGAAGAAGCAGAGTTCTGGAAAGACCCGATAAACGGGAACAACAACGCTGTTTCAGCAACACAACTTGCCAACTCAATAAGAGCAAGAGAGCAAGCATGACTGAGCAAGAAGCGGATATTTTGTGGGCGAAAGCTAACCAAGACATTTACTGCTTTGCAGACTTAGTTGCAGAGCAAGAGACAGACAAGTTAAGCAAGTGGTGGAGAAGACTTGTTGCCGACATTGTTGCTGACGTACACAAACAATATGAGAAGAAACCATTTAGAACAAGAACTATCAGAAAGGACAAACCGATTAATAAATACAATGACTAATCATCATAACTGTGATACATTACTTACTCATTCCTAACTATCCGAAAGGGGAAACTGTGAAACCACTAATCTGTGTTGACTGCAAATGGCATATCGCCAACAAGAGCAGCTCTTTAATCGCCAACTATGACCGGTGCAGAGCATCCGAGCAAATCAATCTAGTTACCGGCGAGTCCACTTACAAATACTGTGAATCCATGCGCTTAGTTGACGGCGAGTGCGGTATGGATGCAAAGTTGTTTGAACTCAATCAAGCCGAGGAGACACCTGATGGCGTATAACTCCACACCCAAGTTGCCTAAGAAAGCACCAAGGCTACAAGATTCTCTCGTCACAAAGATTCAAGAGATTAGAGAACTCAAAGACACTATCAAAGACTTGCACACACAAGCAGAGAAAGATAAAGAATTTCTCAGAGAAGTGCAAGACGAATCCAATAACCTAGAACTAGCCCTCAAGAAGTGCATCCTGTCTAAAGCAGAGCTAAACAACAAGGTTGAGCAGTTGCAAGATGACTTAGAGAAGTACATCGAACTGTATGCAAGCACCAAGATTGTTGCTCAAGCATTGGGTGAGGCAGTTTATTACCTGACCAAGGAGAAAACTAATGGCTAATGACCGTAATGATTTTGCGCCTGAGATACGCAATGGCGCGTGGTGGTCAGGCGATAGCCGTAAGGCAGCCAATGGTCGCGGTGTTGATGCAGTCCTAGAGAAGCTAGGGGTCAAGGAACGCCCCGACTTGTCAGAGGTTGAAGCAGTCCAAATGGGTCATGTTATGCAGCCCATCATTGGACAACTAGCAAGTTCCAAATTAGGCATGGAATTGAAGGAAGCTGACTATGCGCTCACTCACCCAAAAGAAACATGGCTCAAGTCACACTTTGACTTTATCTCGGCTGACGGGCAAACGCTTGTGGAAGTCAAGAACTACAACGCTGCTGTACGCAACAAGTTCGATAGTGAAGCCAACATCATCCCTGCGGCTGATATGGCGCAACTCATCCATGAAGCGGCTTGCCACAATATCAACGACATTGTGCTGGCTGTTCTATTTGGGGGACAAAACTTTGAAGTGTTTAAGTTCACCATTGAAGAAGGGCAGAAAGAGCAGCTCATCAAGGATATGGCGCGGTACTGGGCGCACGTTGCGTCTAAGCAGTACCCTGAACCTGAGACTACCGAGCAAGCGAAACTAATCTATTCTGTATCCGCACCCACAAGTATCACCGCACCTCAGTCCCTAGAGCAGATGTGTCAAGCCTTGCAATACACCAAGACACAACTAGCGCATTGGGAAGATGAGGAAGAGAAGCTCAAGGTGCAAATACAGAAATTTATGGGGGTCAACAGCGAATTGGTAACCATAGATGGGCGAGTCCTAGCCACTTGGAAATCATCCAAGGGCAGCATGAAGTTTGACTCTAAGTTGTTTGAGCAGTCTATGCCTGACATCCACAAGTCTTATGTTCGGGAGTTTCCCGGTAGCCGTAGATTCTTAGTGAAAGGGTAATCATGCTGCTATTCAAAACAAAACGACTAGAACGCCTAGAGCGTGAAGTTGTCATGCTAGAAGATTTGTTTGCTCAAACTCTACAACGCATAGACAAGTTAGAACAGGCTCGGTGGGGTCTGAAGGTTGACGGTACTCCAAAGGCAAAGCCGGGAAGGAAAGCTAAAGATGAACGCATTTCCTAGTGGACACGACCCTAAGACGGGTACTGCTGACAAAGGCATGAAGCTCAGAGATTACTTTGCGACTCAGGCTTTGCAAGGGATGCTTGCAGAACCATCACTCAAAGCAACGCCTGAAGAGTTTGCTCAGAGGGCTTACATGATTGCAGATGCAATGTTGCAAGCAAGAGACTTATAAACACTATTCCTAACTCGGAGAAAAACACATGAGTAATATCGTTGCCGTTCAAGACATGGCGGTCATGGCTGACAGTATCGTCAAGTCAGGCTTTTATGGTTTTAAGACTAAAGAGCAAGTCATGGCTGTAATGCTTGTAGCCCAAGCAGAAAACAAGCACCCCGCCTCAGTTGTGCAAGAGTACGACATCATCCAAGGCAAGCCAGCCCTGAAGTCTCAAGCTATCCTAGCCCGTTTCCAACTCTCTGGTGGCTCTGTCCAATGGGATGTAGTCACGCCCAAGGCAGTCAAGGGAACATTCAAGCACCCACAAGGGGGCAGCCTGACAGTCGAGTGGACTATCGAAATGGCAAAGCAAGCCGGTATCTACCGTGACGGTAGCGGCTGGTCTAAGTACCCTGAAGATATGCTCAGAGCTAGGGTTATATCTAGAGCCGTGCGCTCTATCTATCCAGCTTGTATCTTGGGACACTACGCCACAGAAGAGGTCATGGACTTTGATAGTCCTATGCCAAAGCACATGGGCGTTGTAGAAGACGTTAAACAGCCCGTAGAGGTCATAGAAGACACCGGTGGTGACTACCCCCTTATCTTGCCTGATGGTCAAATCTATGCCTCTTTCCACACGCCTGAAGGATGGATTGCCGGATATGGGGAACTTGTAGGCAAAGTTATGGCTTCATCAAAGCTGTCTGATGAGCAGCGTACAGAGAAAGTAGCCAAGTTAGCGGAAGCTAATATGACTGTAACTGAGAAGTTCAGCAGTTTTGACAAAATCAAAATCAGAGCAGAGCTTGCCAATCAAGGGGTAAACCAACACCCAAAGTCAGCAGCGTCCCAGTTCGTAGCCGACATGGAAGCCAACGAGAAAATATTTTGAAGCACCTTCAGAATATTGGCTCACTAACTCCAATGGACGCATTAAATAACTATGGCTCATTCAGGCTTGCAGCCCATATCGAATATCTTAGGAAGCAAGGACACCCAATCCTTACAACTATGGTTAAAGAGGGTGGGCGCGAGTATGCCCGATATATCTACCGTTGAAAGGAAAATTATGGAAAACCAAAAGAAACCCCCGTTTGTCCCGCAAGAGATGAAAGGACGAATGACAAAGAACACCTACAAAAAACAGGGTTCTTCCGAGCCAGACTGGAAAGGCACGTTCATGTACGAAGGTCAAATCATTACCTTTGGTGCATGGGAGAACGATGCTGGCTTTGGCATCTACTACAACATCAAGCTCAACGACCCTAACTGGAACAAACAACAGCAGCAGTACCCTAAAGAGGTAACTGACAAACCGGTCAAGTCTTATCCAAAAGATAGTGACGTGCCATTTTGACGGCTAGTTTCTCTCTCCCGTTTCCCCCAAGCGTTAACACCTATTACCGCAACTTTCGCGGTCACATGGTAATGAGCGCCAAGGGAAGGGAGTTTAGAGAAGCTGTCCAAGTCTTTGTAATTGAAAACAACATTCCTAAGTTTGGGGATAAAAAATTGAAACTAACACTAATTCTGCGTCCTAGAGACAAGAGAAAAATAGACATCGACAACCGTATCAAAGCGGTACTTGATGCACTAGAACACGCTGGAGTGTTTGACAACGACTTCCAAGTTGACCACATTGAGATGATTCGAGGAGAGCAAATCAAAGGCGGTCTGCTCCATGTAGTCATAGAAGAAATAATCCCCCGGCATCCCGAAGTCGAGTCCCTAGAGGACAGTTAGGAACGCCACAGAGGGGCAGCGTTTCGGGTAGCCCCTCACCCATTCAACCTAACTAGGAAACCCATGCCAAAGAAGAAAAAAGTAGAAACCGTTGACATCCCATTTGTGGGAACAATGGAACTCCCACCAGAGAAGAAGAAGAACCATATCTTTATTGCTACACCCATGTATGGCGGTCAATGCTATGGCTTCTATGTCCAGTCAGTCATGCAATTGCAGAAGATGGCATCCGGTCAAAACATAGATGTCAGCTTCTCATTTATGTTCAACGAATCTCTGATAACCAGAGCGCGTAATGCTATGGCGCACAACTTCCTCAAGATGGAAGCAGCCACCCACCTACTCTTCATTGACTCAGATATTAAGTTCCAACCAGAGCATATCTTCCCAATGATTGAGGCAGACAAGGAAATCATCTGTGGCATCTATCCCAAGAAGGAAGTTAACTGGACTAGCGTCAAGCAAGCTATGGACAACAAGGTAGATACAGACAAGCTCAAGTTCTATACAGGCGCATTTGTGGTCAACCTTGTGGACTACTCAGGCTCGGTGACCGTGCCAATAAATCAACCCGTAGAGATATGGAATGGCGGTACAGGGTTTATGCTTATCAAGCGTGAAGTGTTTGAGAAGCTGAAAGACAAAGTGCCGACCTATACAAACAATGTGGTTGACCTTGCCAACACACTCAAAGATGACATGATTAGCGAGTATTTCACGACAAGCATAGAGCGACCTACCAACATCCTTTTGTCTGAGGATTACCATTTCTGTAAGCTGGCGCGTGAACACGGCATCAAAGTCTGGGCAGCGCCTTGGGTTCAACTAGCTCACATTGGCACATACGCCTTTGAGGGTCAACTCATTCCAGCACCATGAACTTCACTCAAGACTGGTTTAGCCACAACATCCCGAACTTTGAGTTCTGCATGAGCGCTTTGGAGACAAAGCAAGACTTCCTAGAGATAGGCTGCTTTGAGGGCAGAGCAAGCGTGTGGATGCTTCAAAACGGGTTAGACCCTGACGGCAAGCTCACTTGCATAGACACATTCCAAGGTAGCGAGGAACACGCTGCTATGGGATTAAACCTCAATGAACTGTGGGAAAACTTTAAAAAGAATGTAGATGAGGGAAAGGTAGCTGACCAACTGGTTGAGGCTATCAGAGGTACATCCTATGAGGGCTTGGCAAAGGTTATCTGCCTTGGGGAGAAGTATGACTTCATCTATGTTGATGGCAGCCATACCGCACCCGATGTAATGACTGACGCTTGCATGGCATTTGGGCTGCTCAAACAGGGCGGGATTATGCTGTTTGATGACTACCTATGGAATCATGTGCCGGGCATCTTGCACCGCCCTAAACTAGCTGTTGACTTGTTTGTAACCTTGTTTAGCGAGAAAGCAGAATTGCTAATGCTTGGTTACCAGTTAGCCGTCAGAAAAATCTAGCGTTTAGCCTTGCGCTTCTTAGCAGTCTTAGCAGAACGCGCAAAGGCTTGGGCAGTAGGGTAGCCAGCTTGACCGGGTTTTTTAGCCGGTAGTCCGGCTTTCCTACGCTTATTTATGTTGTAGTACAAACCACGCTTTGCTTTTGGTGTCTTCATCTGCAACCCCATCTCTTTCTTGCTGCCTTGCCTCTCTCGCCTTTCCAGTTCTTGCTTCTAGCGCAAAAGGACTTTTGGCGAGGTCCTGATTTAGTTGGTGCTTTGAGATTGCTACCAGTTGCCTTATTGTATTTGGCGCGACCTTTAGCAGTCAAGCCACCACCAGCCTTGACAGATAACTTCTCGCCTCTGCCAACAGATAGATTGGTTTTTCTAGGCATAAACTCTAGTTCCTTGTTTGTCAATGATTAGTGCTTGCTTACGAGGAGAATCAAATAGTTTGTTTGGAATAGAGATATGTGTCCAACGGTCAAACTCTCTGATTACTTGGTCATACCCTATGCCTGACGCAATGATAGCCTTTACGACCTCATCAGGGGTCATGCCGGGTACTCTCAGGTCAGCAGCGCACCCTACTCGGTGCTGAGAAGTATCTTTTGAACCTACCAACATCCTTTTGTCTGAGGATTACCATTTCTGTAAGCTGGCGCGTGAACACGGCATCAAAGTCTGGGCAGCGCCTTGGGTTCAACTAGCTCACATTGGCACATACGCCTTTGAG